GATTTGTCTTAGTTCTCATGCCGCGTTGTGGTAAATCTCGTCTTTGATATTCCATAATTTTCTCCTTTATGCGCCTACTGGCACTACTGTTAAGATAACACTGGGCACAGCAGGAACAGGGGCTGCGGCTGCTGAGTAATCTAATATAACTGAAGTGTCACTTGCACTCCAGGCAAGTTCATAGTAGTCTCCAGCGGCTGCTGAGAATACATAGTTCCACGCTGCCATAATTCTATCACCGTTGCCAGCAACACGGGTATCACCTGCTGTGTTGGCCACTGCGGCACCATTCTTCTTTAACCAGATAAATGCGTTGGCACTACCACCTGATGTTTGACTTAACTGTGCTGAGAACTGAAGATTGTATATGCCTGCATTGGCAAAAGTAATACGAGTCAATGCTGTGCCGTTAGTGACAATACTGACGCCATTTGAGATACCTGTAGTGCCAAATATCATTAAGTTTTCAGCATTGGCCACAGGATTAGTTTGATCTGCTGTGCTGTATGCTTCAATGTATTGTCTGTTATAAATTAAATTCGCACCAGTGACACCCACGCCAGTGTTGCCATATGCGCCTGTGTTGAATGTAAATGAGTCTGCACGATAAATTGCCGCACTGGGTCTATGATCAACGATGTCAAGTCTATTACTTGAGTTCAAAGGCGTGGCTACAGGTATGCTTCTAATCCTCAATGATGAACCTGCATTGGTCACAGTGGGTGTGCTTAAACTTTGTGTGCCTGACAAAGCCACTGATGCGGTGCTAACACCAATGTTCACAGTGGTAGTTGTGCCGCTGCCAAAGGTCATGTAAGTGCCATCAGTGGCACCAGTGATACCGGATATAGTGACGAATGCCTGTAGACCAAATGGTATATAAGTTTGAGCCGTGAAAGTCACAGTGATAAATCTGCGTGCAAATGACAGGCCTGTGGTAGTTCCCGCAGTGGTAGTAATGGGCACACCGCCCGGAGTGGCACTTAATGTGGCAGCAGTCGTGCCCACCACTGCAACGATATAATAAACGCCTGCTGAGATACCTGTGCTGGTGCCCGTGTTTGTGCCTGTGACATTCACTGCTTGTCCCACGCTGGGTGTAGTTGCTGTGAAAGAAATTTGTCCTCGGGTGCCAGTGACTGTGACACTGCTCATGGCGCTGTTCACACGACTCACAGCAGTAATTGTTGCACCACTGATGGTTAGTGTGCTGTCCACAAAGTTTTCAGCGGCAAGGGCCTGTATCTGCATTGAGTTTGCGCCAATAAAGCCGCCGCCTTGATTTCTTGTGCCTAAGAAATCAGTGAAGTTTGTGGTGGCATAACCGTTAAAACTAAACGCACCCATGACATCACCAGTGACAAGGCCAGAGGGCGCTGTCTGTGCCAGGCCAGTGAATGGCAAAGTGCTGCCTGTGACGCTGTTGCCGTTGGCAGTTCTCATGACAATGTTTGCTGTTGTGCCTAAGCCTGCAAGTATATCACCGGTATAATGTGTCAATTGTTGTTGAGCAGCATACCCCAGGTTACCACTGACAATGGGTGTGCTACTGGCCACATCTAAACCGTTGTTACCAGATACTCTGGTTATTGGTATTGGAAGAAATGTGTAACTGCTGTTGGTTGTGGCCAATAGACTGCCCATGACCATGCTGTTATCAGCCACTTGGGTCAGTCCAGAAACGACTTTACCCGATCCGTTTGGAGTCAGTGTAATATTTGTATTTGTAGCACCACTGGTAATAGTTAAAGCACCAGTGCTGTCTGTAATTGTGCCACCTTGCACATCTAAAGTGCCGGCCACTGCAACATTGGCTCCACTCATTGTAATCGCTGTTGTTCCGTTATCTGCGGCGATTAAAGGTGCTTCTAAACCTTGTCTTACTTTAAAATTCTTGTTTGCCATAATTCATTATCCTTATGATTAAACCACTACTGCGGTTCTTGCGACTTTATAAACTGTCACGGAGTTTACGGGAGTTGTTAATAATCTAACCGCACCACCTGAGATATCCACTGAGAATGCGGCCAAACTTGTGTTAGTCATTACATCTGCGTAAGTTGTTTGACTGGCAGTTGTGCCATTGTGAACAACTAATAATTCTACACTTTGATAATCAGTGCCACTTGAGATACTAATCAAATATTTTGCTGTGCGATATGTTGCGGCTGTAAAACTATCTACGACTTGATCCGCCCCAGTTGTTGAAGTTGTCAATGTGGCTGTGTCTAGCACTGCACGACTGTCAATGCTCACAGAACCAAATGTCACGGCATCTGTGGTTGCTACTGGTTGCCCAATACTTATTGTTGCGGTATTAACATCTGTAAAAGCAACTGCAACACCAGTGCCGTCTGCGAACTTTACTGTGTCCGTTGTTGCGTCACTGCCAACCAAGTTCAAGTTAGCACCACCAGAAGTAGAACTAATATTTTGAGTGTATGTTGTATTTGTATCTGTTGAACTAATAGTAACTGTGTCAGCATCAGTTCTTGTTACTGTGACATTTGTTCCGCTGGCTAATTTAATACTATCCGTTGTTGCGTCACTGCCAACCAAGTTCAAGTTAGCACCACCACTTACGCTACTTGCGTTTTGAGTGTAAGTTGTATTTGTATCTGTGCTTGATATTGTAATAGTATTGGCATCTGTGGAAGTAACTGTTGTAGCACCACTTCCTTTATACGCTACGCTGTCTGTTGAAGCATCGCTGCCAGTTAGTGTTAGATTTGCTCCACCTGAGGTTGAGGCGCTGATTATTGTATATGTTGTATCAGTGTTTATACTAGTATTTGTAATTATACCAGTTACATTATCATAACTAATACCTGTGCCAGCACTTAGACTCGCTCTAGCCAGGGCTTGACTGAAATACTTGTTAGTGCCTTCAAGAATATCATCTGTGTCTAAAACAACAGCGGGACCTGTTTGTCCATTTACGCTGGTAATAACACCACTGCTGTTAATATTTAATGTGCCAGATGTTAAAACTGTTATCTGTTGTGGTGTATTAGTTATGTCGATGGTATTTGAATTTGAATCAACATTGACTTCTACACTAGTAGGTGTTGTTACTTCAATACCATTACTAATAGTATCTATGGTAAATGTGCTATTAGGAATTGTTACGGTAATATCTGCCATAAAACTCCTTATGCTATTGTTAGTGCTGTAAAGCCTGTTGATAAAATAGGATTGCCAATATCAACATCTGGTTCATAACATTGTATAAATGCCCAACGATGACTATTGACTTGACTTGGAGTTGTTGCTGTTGTCCAACTTACACCTACAATGGTGATTGGAACATTCTTACGAGCATCAGGAATAATTGCACCTGTGTATAAGTTTGCAGGAATAGTAATATTCACTGTGCCCAGTGCGGCATTAACTACATTTATAGTTGTTGTATCCACTGCTAATTCTTGTTTGGCAAAATAACCTATAACCAAACTACTACTAAAGTTGGGTATGCCATTACGGTCATATGTCACTGGATTTACTACCAGTGTTTGAGCATCTAAGCCCCAAGTCCAACCTGTGATGTCAGTATTGAAGTTGTAAGCGTATGTGCGCTTGGTTGATGGGAAGATTTGTTCTACCTGAATGTTATCTGGGCCACCCAAATAATCTGCGAATGATAATACACCTGACATATTGTTCTCCTAAGGGAAATGGTATAGACTCTGCGGAATCTATACCATTATTTATGTTAAATTAAAATAATTCAAATGCTTCCAATTTACTTAATATTTTTAGATTGCCGGTAGTTGTAGGAGTAACTAATATTCTAAGTGCGTAATTAGGAGGTGTATCAAGGATATCAGCACTTAGAGTTACTAAACTGGCATTTGTAAATATTTCATTATAAACTGTTATGTATGCTGTTGTGCCATCGTGTATTACCATACCTTCTAAACAATGATAGTCTGTGCCTTTTGTCATTGACATTGTAAATTTTATTGATCTATAAGTTAATCTATCATATGCGTGTAATACCTGCAATGTATTGCCAGTAATTGTTTCTCTATCTAGATTAATTTGAAGTTTTGGATCTGTTGGAAATCCAAAATACATATTAACTTGTCCGGCATTAATGTTAGGACTATCAATTTGCGCTGCATACAAATCATTAGACACTGTGACATTACCAAGAACATCTAATGCTTCTGTTGGTGTTAAATTATTAATACCAACTCTGTTGTTTGTGGCATCTACGAATAGTGTTCCGCTATCTACATTTAATCCGCCGGCTACGGTTACATCAGCACCACTTAAAGTAATTGCTGTAGCACTACTTGATTTAATGTCATTACCAGTCACAGTTAAATCGCCGGCTACGGCTACATCAGCACCACTTAAAGTAATTGCTGTAGCACTACTTGATTTAATGTTATTACCACTTACAGTTAAGTCCTTGTCAATTTGTAAGTTACCTAGATTGTCTAACACCATTCGTTCAGTGTTTGTGCCTGCCGACATTACGCTGAATGTCATTTTGAATTCATCTAATACACCGGCGCCATTATCGCCAGTGGATTGGTTGTTAATACCGCCACTTCTTACAAATGTCGCCGGTGTGGATTCTGTTTCAAATTCTAGGAAATTACCGAATCCAATTACTGGTGGACTTGCATTAGTAGTATTAGCACGAACTGTTAATGTTCTAATACTGTCATTATTTGTAGCAGAATTTCTAACAATAGTCACAGGATCATTGCTTGCGGTTGTGGATATCGTAACTTCTCTGCCTGAGAAAGCAGTAATGCTTAAATCATCACCTGTTAGTGTTGATATACTTGGAACGGTTAAACTGGTTTCAATATTGGCTGATCTATTAACGAATAAATCATAACCAATAGTTGTTGTGCCGCTGACAATTGAACCAATATTAGTTGCTGTGCTTGCGCCACCAATGTTTAATGTTGTAGCTACTGTGTTATATAAATTCTGTGTTGTCTGTGTGCCACGAACAGTAGGATTTCCTATAGTCATAGTTCCAGAAGTTGCGCCAATGTTTAATGTTGATGCTACTCCGCCGATATCTAGAGTTGTTGCGTTAGTATTAAATATTGCTCCATTAATATTAGAAGTTACAATATCAGCAACATTTCCTGCACTGGTTGTTCCATTTACATATAAATCACCATTAATGACAGCATCTAGAGTAATACGGGCGTCGCCGGTGACATCTAAGTTGTAAGCAGGACTAGAATTATTAACACCTAACTTACCTGTGTTGAACCATTGATTGGTTAAATTAAACTGTAGTCTATCTCCATTGTGATTTAAAGTTACTGTATCATTTGCGGCATTATTTGATAATACAAATGTTCGTTCACTGTTGGATAAAGCAAACTCAACATTATCATTGGGACCTGATTCAGCAGAATTTACATGTAATTCATAACTTGGGCTTGTATCGTTGATACCAACTCTGTTATTAACTGCATCAACATACAGCACACCTTCATTAATATTGGTTCTATTTTTAGTGCTGTCAATTAATACATCTGTGCCTGGATATGTATCCACAGGACTTTCCAAGAAGTTATCCGTGCTGGTAACTACCCTAAACCTGTGAACATCAGTTGTGCCAAAATAATCAAATGCCAACTGGCCAAATCCCACAGGCGCACCTATGGTGTAAGTGCCTGCGGCCTGAACAGTAAATGCTGTGTCCAATGTCAATTGGTTACCAGCAATCACAGTTACCAACGCACCATTACCAGAAGGCAGACCTGTGCCTGTTACTTTGTTGCCCACTAATACACCAGTGACATTGTTTAATGTAACTGTGAATGCACCTATAGCACCACCGCTGACAAATGTCTTTGCGTATTCTGCGCCACTGCTACGCTCAAATCTCAATGCTGGACCAGCGTCATCGGTGTTGTCGTTGACTGCGTCTGACACTCTGCCATTTAATCTCAGTGCAGGATCTGTTTCAAAATTCGCAACTGTTGAACTGTAGCGTTTTGTTAAACGCAATGTCCTGTCAAAGGTATCCACAGTGGGTTCATTTGTGTTGATCCATTCTATGCCATTATACCATAAGAAGTCACCTTCCTCGGCATTTGTGATACTCACATCAGTTAAGTCATTTAAACTACCGCCGCCAGTGGGACTTGGCTTGTAAGGGAATCTACCTGAGTTATAATCTGTGTTACCTGGATTACTGAATCTACCAAAGCGTTTCTTGATACCCATGCGGGCTTTGATATACCAACGACGATATGTGGCACTGTTGGCCGGCACTGTGGTGATAATATCAATGATGACTTCGCCATTAGTGAATGTTGGATTATTGCCTTCTGGTGTGATCTTCTTAAGCAGTTTGTAGTTGTCTGCTTCTGGAAAGTCATATAGATTTATGGCTGTCAATGTTGTTGTTGTGCTGGTGTCCACTATGTAAGTGCCTAAACCACCTGTGACTGTGTAAGTTCCTGCAGCCTGTGCTGTTACAGCATCTTCAATTCTAACTGTGTTTGCCGGCGATCCCGCAGGATTGATTTCAAGAATAAAAGTGCCGTTAGGTATGCCAGTGCCAGTTAGTGTATTACCAATCAATAGGCCTGTGACATCAGTTAATGTGATCAATCTGCTGGTTGTTGTGGCTGGATTTACACTCACAGGCACGCCACCTGAAGAATATGTTTTAGGACTAACTGTGTTTGTAATTTGACTTACTATAGTAATATCAGTGAGAGGTGCTAAACGATCAATACGATCACCTGCGTTTATGTGGCCCTGTGGTGTGCTGGTAACTGTTAAAAGACCTTGCCCAACTGCGGCACCATTGATGCCAGTGCCGGGAACAATCGTGCCTGATATCGGCATTTCATCCCAACCTTCAGTGTAGTATAATTCTATTTCATCATATGGACCACCTGTGGTTGGTATTGTGACCTGTAATTGAAAGTTGGGAATAGCAACATCAGCATCAATGGCTGCAATGATAACATCTGGTGGTGGTGGCAAGTTTGGACTTGCACCATATACACCAATACCAATGTTTTCTTCTGTGGTAAATTCTGTGATTGGTTCTATGGTATACACATCGCCATTGTATTCCATGGCCTGTATCTGTGCTACCAATCCACCATCTTCAGTTTCTTGTTCTTTGACACGCATGACTCTAAACAGTTTTGGATTCCAATCATACAATTCACTGTAAACATTGACAATGTCTCCAGCCTGTGTTTGTATACCATAATGGTTACTAGTAAAATCAATGACTAGATCATCACGACTTTGACGCAGTTCCATTTGACCTAAAATGTCTGCCTGCATTGAATTATTACAGAGATCCAGACTCATACGCAATTGGTTGTCAGGTTCGTTGGGATTTCTTTCTGCGAAATTTATTTCATTTCTAGCATAGGCTTTTTGATCCTTGTTGTATTGATCATAGAATTCTGCTTCAACTGAATTGTATAAATCATCCAATCTTGTTGAACTAATACTGATACCTGAAATAATGTTGTCATCACTGAATGTCAACAAGTTGGGTGCTGTGGTGTAGAATGTAGTAGTGCCAGAGCCAGAACTAGATGTGGTGTAACGACCCTTTTGTCCTGTTGTTTCACTTGAGGTAGGTGCGAGTTGGGATGTGATAGTGCCAATCAGTGTGCCAGCAGTGTCGTAAAGTTCTTGCCCTGCTTCAATACGGCCTTCTGGAAACGCTGTAACTGTTAATTGTGTGCCAGTTCTACTACCTGTGAAATGAGTAGAAGACACTGTGGGATCTCCTGCTGTAATGGCTTTCTTGATCACTGGACTCCACAAGCCCGTTGAGACATCATAACTCATCCATGCTCCGCCATTTTGCAGAATAATGTCTATATTTTCTTTCACACTTCGAGTAGTGTCTATTAAACCATTAATTGTGTATCGTTCTGTGCTTTGAGTAGTTACACCATCTCTGTCGGTATAATTAATATCTTCGTTGCAGAAGTCGCGCCATGTTGTTTGTGCTGTGCTGTCTATATAATTACCATTAATACCTGCACCATAACGAACGCCGGTCATGTAGTCATACCAAACATCACTGGGATTTCTAATAGTGTTGCTGATATCAAATGTCATGTTTGGCAGTGCTGTAAATCCTTTTTCACCGTTGTAAGTTATTTTAACAATGGCAAATACCAGTCCTGACATGGCGAAACCTGAGGTCCAACTGTTGTCATTGTTGCCCCAAAAGTCATATGCGGCCTGCGTGTTAGCACTGGCTTGACTGGGGAATATCTGTTTGTTTGCGGCACTGCTGCCTGCGTAAATACGAACTTCAACTAGACTTTTATCATCCACAACAAAGTTATCATCAACAAAGTCTTCAATGCTGGTATCTGGATTATCAACATTCTTACGACCATCTTTGATCTTGTGTGCGTTGGTAGTTGAATCTACCTGTGTTAGTCTAAGGTCATTCCAATATATGTTATTAACATCATAAGCGGCGCCAGCATCATTACAGGTCTCACTTAACACTATGCAATAAAACATGGTGTTGTTGGTTTTTTGATCTGTTGATATTAATCTTGCATCAGTGATAATACCATTTACATATGCACTACCATACAGCACTGGAATCTTGTTGTTGGTTGCTGGTGGAACTTGAATACGCCCACCTTGACTGGCGCTACTTGCATTGCCACCTTTGTTGGGATTACCATTGATAATTCTACTGGTGATGTAGGCTGCGCCAAATGCTACAATGGAACCTACAACTATTGCGGCTGTGCCCACCAATCCAAATATCGTTCCCGCTACATAAGCGCCTATGGCTGTAAATGCTGGCATATCATCAATCCTTTAAGTATAATTTTTCTGTCAATTTAAAACCTCTGGATTCTAAATCGTAATCTTGTGTGGTGGTCATTCTAGTTGTAAAGTAACCATTAATTTCATTTTGTTCTAACAGCAGTTCAGCAGTCTTGCAGAATTCCACAAACAACTTGCCTGCGCCCACGGTTCTTCTATATTCTTCTCGCACATACCAAACAACTTCTCGTAGACTGCGCTTTTCAGGTATCCAAATGTTTTGTTCTTTGGCTGCTACTAATAATCCCACACAGATTTCACCATTGAAGTAAAGCCAAATGTAACCCGTATGCAAGATTGAATACATTAATTTTTTAATGTGTTCTGGATTATTTGTTTGTGTGTGATCCTTATAACTTGTAGATTGTAAGAATTCTACTATTAGTTCTGTGATGACATTTAAATCTGTTCTTGTTGCTAGTCTTATCATGTTATCTTTCAGGATTATCAATGGTGCTACGAGCGCCTCTATTATTGGGCGGGTTAACACCAGCAGTGCTTGAAGCCGCAGTTGCAACATAGGGTTTGCCAAAGTCGAAACTTGAATTAAACAATGTTTCAACTCTGTCCATGCTGAAATCTGTGTAAAACCAATCTAGGCTAAGACCGCTTCCGTCGGTCAATGTTAAACTTGAGCCACCAGAAGTATTGCTTAACTTAAATGTATTTGCTGCCACAGGTGCTATTACAAAATAAGTTGAACCCTGTGTTAGACCTAATTGTGTGGTATCATAATATGTTATTTGATCACCTGCAGTTAGTCCGTGTGTATTTGATGTTAACACATTACTGGCAATGGCTGTAATTGTTTTAAATGTAATGGGTAATTCGGAATAATATATTTGATAGTCTTGGCGGTTTGTTCTGCGTCCAGATATTTTGTCTTCCAACACACCCATGATGCTACTTGCAATAATGGTAATAGTGTGTGTGACACCAATGTCTTGAGCCTGTGTTTCAATGTCTTCCTGCACAGCATAATTACTGATAATGCCAGAAAATCTTTTATATACTTGTCCAGTGATAACTTCCTGCGTGGTGTAATCAAAGAACGCACGATAAATGTTTAGTTCACCGCCCTTGATTGGTTGTCCCAAGGTTGCGGCAATATAAGTTGGAGGGATGGCACTTAGACTTACTTGTAGTTCATCATTGGCATTTGAAATATTACTTTGTATTTCACTGATGGTTAGAAAGCCTGCCAGTGCTTCGTAGGTATTGCCGTTATGAACTATGGGCTTGTAACAGTTACTGATGTAATATATTGTGCCGTCTAATGTCAAGTCAATTAAAACGCCGTGTTCAATACTGCGGTTATCTACCTGTGAGATTGCGGTGGTCATAGTATTTCCTCCACCAACTCAATGTCGCCTGTGAGTTCTACCAGTTGTCCAGGTAGATATCTAATCTGCGGAAGTGCTGCCACATTGACAACAAACTGTGCGCCGCGGGCACCTAACAGCAAATTGGTATTTGTGCTGATTGTGCCAATAAATCCTCTGTGAATGGGCACACATACTGTGGGTGTTGATGTTGGGCCTGTGCCATCAAATACTATGCTGCCACTTGTGCAGGCTGTGGTGCTTTGAATAACTATGGTAGTAGGACTTGGAATTTCGGCAATGTAAGTCAATCCACCAAATACACCAGTGCCACTAGTTTTAGTCAATATCTGTCCTACACTTAATCCTGCTGTTGAAGTAATACCTGTCACACTGGTTCTTGTTGTGGTAGAAACGAAAGTTAAATTGTTGCCTGGAAATACTCCTGATACACTTGGTTCTAAGAATACAGTAACGCCTGCGGGCTGAACCACTCCGGAGATTGATGTTGCTGTTGTAGGAACAACTACATCCGCTGTGGCAACATATGGATAACGAAAATTTGCAACTCTTAGATAATCACCTTGCCGGGCAATATATGTTCCAGGTGTAACCAACAGTGAGTTTCTGTTGGACAAACACAGCATGGCTCCGCTGGTTTCACTACTTGCTTGATAACTGTCTAACACATTGTCTTTACCAAGATTATAACCTGTATAACTTCCTGCAGCCTGTGTTGTGAATGCATCTGCAATAGTGATTACGCTGCCTGCAATATTGGTTATTGTTGAAAATCCTGTAATACCTGTTCCAATAATTCTCATTCCTGTAGTTAAACTAGTAGCATTACTTAAAGTAACAGTAAATGCTCCAGGGGCTCCACCACTGACAAATGTTTTAGTAAATATATTGGTATTTTCATCACCATCACCTTGATAGTTGACCATCCATGAATTGCCCAAGTCTGCTTGAAATGTTGTGGCATCTACATTGTTCAAATAAAATCCGTGTGGTAGATACTTGTCATTTTCTAATAATGAACTAAACACTGATCTATATTCACTGGCACTCCATACTGGCTTGGGTGTGATCACAAAACGGAATGGATTTGCCCAGTTGCGACTGGCAACACTGATGCGACCACTGCGACTGATTGTCTGTGCCACTAACTTACTTCGGTTAACTTCTACATTAATCGCTGTATCTATAATTTGTTGTAAACTCATCTTCTACTCCTTATGGGAAGACTTCTTCTTCCCTGTTCTGCCACATTGTGAATAAACTCTGGATCACGGGCTAATAATGATTTGAAACTCTGTGCATCCACGGCTTGAATGCTGTAGGTCACTGCTGTGTTAATAACCTGTGTTTCGCCACCGCCCATGCCTAATTTGTTGTTGGGAATAATGCGTCCTGCACTTTGTGGCACGAATAATTCTGGTCCACGCTCACCAACTAGACTTGGCTGACCCACTGGAGGCATACCACCGTTGGCAAAGCCGAATATCTTTCCTATGCTGCCAAAGAATCCACCGCCTGCTCCACCACCGAATAATCCTGCCAACATCTTTTGTGCCTGCACTCTGGCAAAGTCTGCAATCATTGAATTAGCAAGATCCTTGATTGATAACTTACCAGTTTGAACGAACTTGACAAAAGCATCTTCAAAGCCTCGGGTAAAGTTACTGAACTGCTGTGCCGCATACTCAGCATCTGTTTTGATGTTGTTGCGGAACTTCTCACCAGCATTGGCCCAACCAAATGCAAAACTATCTTGTTCCACTTTGGTTGCGGCTGCTGTTTCTTCAATCTTGATTTTGCGCTGATCATACAAGTCATTAATTTCTTGTAGTCGCTGTTTCATACCACCCTGACCTTCAAATGGTAGGTTTTGTATTTTCTGTATTGCTTCCAACTGTGTTTTACGCTGTGCTTCCAAGTCAAACAATTCTCTGGCCTTTGTTTGATCACTGCCACGCAGGTTAAGAATGCTTTTCTCAAGTTGTTCACGCTGTCCAGTCAATGCCAAAGCCTGTGTCTGTGCTTTGACTTGTTCATATGCAGCCATAACTGCTTGCCCTTGTTGATTTTGAAATTCAGCAATTTCTCTGGCATATTCAGCCTGTTGTTCCATTAAGTCAACAATGTTCTTGACTTCCTGTTGTTGTCTTGCGTATGCTCTAACTTGATCATTAGTAATGCTTAATATATCTAATTCGCTGGTGCGTAGCCCTTCCAAGTTGGCAATCTCTTTGTTGATTAATGCCAGTGTATCACCTTTGGCACCTTTACGCTTTTCTTCCAATGCCGCAGTTTGATCAGCATAACGCTTGTTGATATCTGCTGTGGCTTTAATTAACTCTTGTTCTTCTTTGCTTTTACCCAATATTTCAACTTCTGTTGTGTAACGATCCATGTTGGCCTGTGCGGCTCTACGATAACCATCTGCTAAACTGTTTACAGCGTTTAATTGGCCAGCAAGTTCTTTACCTATGTCTTGAGGACGATTGCGTGGACTATCTTTTGCTGGTGTTGCTGCACCAGGCTTAGCAAGTGAAGCATTGGTTTTTCCTGCTTGATCTTCTACTTCCTTCATTAAATCCATCATGCCAGTATAACCTACTCGTGCGGCAGTAAGTGCGGCAAGACCGGCCGCAGCAGCCAGTATTGGATTTTTTGCCATACCGGCGGCCTGTAAAGCATTTAGAGCAGATTGTGTTATAAATGCTGCTAGAGCCGCTGCTTTCAATGCGACATATAGAGAAATTAATACTTTTAAGGCCTCGGCTAATTTTTGAGAACTGCTTGCACTACCATCAGTTGCTCCAGTTAATTTTAGTAATGGGTCAAGCACTATTAATACTGCACCTTTTAAACTATTAACAAACTTTTCAAAATTCTGCACGGCTTTTTCTGCTGCCAATGTAGATGCAGCCTGCTGATCCATGGTGCCTTTCAAAGCCAACATTTCTTGACCTAATTCTTTGGCACTGACTGTTCGCAGTGTCTTACCAAATAAGTCAGTTTTTATGGCTGCTTGTTCAATTGGATCTGTAATTCTTTCAAAACCTTTAATGGTTGCGTCTAACAAGTCGCTTTCACTGAGAGTTCTAAGATTTTCAAATGTAACACCTAACTTAGCAAAATTAGCAATGGTTTTATCATTGCCTGTGTTGGCTTGATCCACACTGGCAAATAAAGTTGTTATTGCTTTGGCAGCATCATCTCCTGAACCACCCGCTCTTTGTAATGCTTCTCTGAATTCTAATAACTTAGCAACTGATATATCAGTGGCATTACTGAGATCCACTATGGCATCAGCGCCTTGTAATGCACTTATAGCAAAACTGCCTATTGCAACTCCTGCTATTGCTGATCTTAATTTACCAAAGCCTTGTGCAAGATTATTACTTTTTTGATTTAACTGACCCATGCTTTGATCAACTTTATTAAACGCAGTTGTAGCGTCTTTGGCAAAGTCTTTTGTTTGACTATCTGCCGCTTTGATATTGCGAATATAACCTTGACTGTCTAGTTCAAGTGTGACTGCTAAGTTTGCCATTATTTGATCTTTCCTATTAAATCGTCAATGCGTTTTTGTAAGTATTTTTCAGTGGGTTCGCTCATGCCTTTTGGACTTTGACGACTATAACCATCATCAAGGCGCTCGGCATAATTGTAATTAGCATCAATGGTATTGCCACGCAATCTTGTTGAACGACGAGCGTTGCCTGTGCGTATGGGTGTGCTGTCAACAAAATAATCATACGCTTCTTTGGGTAATGTTTTAGCAACTTTTTCAGCCTGCTCAAACATTTTACTAACTGCGTTCATATCAAAGTTTATTGCCATCTTTGCGAACCCTTTCCATTGCTGCCATCATCTCTTCTTGAGATAACTTGGGTGCTGCCTTCTTACCATCTGCCTTGTTTTGTAGATATACTTCAAAACCTATTGCGGCATCCAATACTACTAAATCAAATGTGGAAGCCTTGCTCATTACTTCGCTGGGTAGTAGACTGTAACGCTTGCCCAGGGCATCTATGCTCAACAGCATTGACATTTCAATGCCTTCTGGGTCCAGGGCTTCCTGTGTTACTTTCCCAGAGTTTCCACCACCTTACCTATTACTCTAGTTAAAATATTACTGGGCAACAAGTATCCATCTTTCACAATGGGTGTGCCGTCTTCATCAAGAATCATTTTGTTAACTAGTTCAACCATGTCTCCAAAGTCTTCATTTTTCATAACTGCCATCTTGACAAATACATCCATGCCTGTTCTATCATAGATCCAGAACTCTAAGGGCTCACCATATTCTTTAATGGTGTCTTCGTCCGTGAGTTCAACCTTGACCAGTTCAGGCTTCTTGCTTAGTTGTGTTAGTTTCATTTCATATCCTCATATCGTTGTTTTAAGTGATGTATTGTAGTCAATACAAATCGCAGTCTTACTTCTGCTTGATCTAGGTCTTTTCTAGCACAGCGTATTTCACTGAGTGACTTTGCTGTTTCTGCTTCTAGACTTAGATATATCTCCATATCAGTTTTATCATCGAATATCACTGTAACCTCCATATCATCTTAGTTATTTATGTAGAATTTCAGCCAAACAAAAAGCACCCTAAGGTGCTTGATGTAATCTCGGAGAAGATTAAGCTACTGAGTAGTCGCCATCAACTGTTAAAGTTAATGGGCTGACCCATACAGGAGCGTCTGCTGAGACTGTTGGTGCCAATCCGGTGATGTAAGCAAAACCACTTAGTGTCTTGCCTGCGGCACCAGCACTTGTATCGCCTAAGTATAATTCAAAAGCAACTCTTACTTTATCTTTACTTACGCCAAAAATACCTATTTCAGTAGGTGTTGTGCCTGAGGTTGGATTAGTTCCAAAGAATACAGTTTGATCTAGAACAATGTTCATGTCCAAACTATTAGTTGCTGTAGTTGCAACATTTAATTTACTACCTTCGTCTAATTGCGTCCATGTAAACAGATCATTGCTGTTATTAACAGTGATGTCTTGCATGGCCGGAATACTTAGAAATGTTGCTCCACCTGGAAGCGCAATTCTAAGTGTAGCTTCAACGCCTGCTACGCCGGGTGCTGGAAATATGAATGCCATATTATTTTTCCTTATGCTAAATTTGCGAATCTATATTCGCCTTCATAGATAACTCTATCATTGTCTATGGTGACCGTATAGTCAAACAAGCGTGTAAACACGCCTGTGATGGTAGTGATATCTTTAGCACTACCTAAGATTGTCAATGCTGAATCTAAATCAGTGTTTCTTTGCTTTGCGTCCATGGTCAAGAACCATCTTACGATGGTCGTTCGTTGATTGATCTGCAAACTACCTAATGTAGGAAACAAGGTGTCTTGCTCAGTATAGGGTTCATCAAGATATACTCTACGAGCATTCTTGAGATAGAGAGGATTAGTTCCTTCTTGAAACGGCAGTTCTTCGCTGGTCTTGATAGACGCAGTTAGTTGTGCTGTCAAATAAGTTAATAATTCTGTTCTCATCTTACACGAACTCTGTTTACTATTGCAGCCATCTTGTCTGCTGTGTCAATCGTTCCATTTTCGCTGAAGTCATACCAGTCTCCGGACTCAATTACTTCGTCAAATAATACATTATAACTATCCTTGTAGAACTTAATTTTTGCAAATTCAGCACTGTCAGGATTGCCAAAGTCAGCAACACTGGGATACACATATTCAAATAATGCGAAATACACATTAAGGTCTATGAACTCCTGCGTTCTGGCTAATATATAATCTGGATTAACAGCGGGCAATAGGTTTGGATTTATGATCTGTGCCATTCTACGCTGATATTCTCTCCACCAATCTGTGTTCCTAATTTGTGTTAGAATACGCTGACTGGCTTGTTCTAGGTAATCGTTGATTTCGGATTCTGTTAAATCTTCATTTGCTTCAAAAACACGACTATCACGATTCGTGACATCCTCATAGGTTGCAAAACTTACGAATGTTTTATTCT